ATATTAAGGATGACGCCGCCTTGGTTATTTCTCAACATCTTATTAGCAGCAACCTGCGAACAGATAAAAGTTCCGTTTACAGCAGCATCGATTCCTTCAGACCAATATTCCTGGGACATTGTCTCAAATCTGGAGTCAGGCTTTAGTCCTCCACCTTTTTTTACTTTTGGGTCCTTGGCAGCATTATTAATCAAAATATCAATCGCATCATATCTTGAAAAAACCTCTTCTACTTCTTGTTTGTTAGTTACATCCATTCGATGAGACGTTGCCACTCTTTTGCCATATTTTTCATTCAGTTCTTGTTCTCTCGCCAGAACCCTGTCCTCGTGATGGTCAGTAAGAACAACCCTTGCACCACACTCGATCAGGGCTTCAGCGTGCTTTGGTCCAAGTAGTCCGCCAGCGCCAGTAATAAGTGCTGTCTTTCCAGTGAGGTTAAACAAATCAGGAGTGCGTTGCATTATAAATCCTTTCAAAGATACTTTTGTGTTGTTTCATTGTTTTTGTTTCAAGCCCGGATTCTCCTCGGGCTGTTTGTATTGTATATGGACCAGTATATTTGACCTCTGACAAAATGTTAAAGATAAGATCAAAGTCCGTATCTCCACTCAAAGGAGGTACTGTCTGGGCATCAAAGGTTCTATCTTTGAGGTGTACATTATTTATTTTTTTGTGTGTCTTTAGAATATAATCTCTGTGATCCAGTCCTTCAGAAGTTATATTTCCTGTGTCATATGTTATCCAGAAATTTTCCCTCTCCTCAACTATATCTAAAATATCTTCGGGTTTAGCTTCGGCTTCAAAAGAAAAATTCAAATAAGGATACCTGTCAGAATATTCATTTATTTTAGCTTTAAATATTTCTCTTTTTTTATCATCTGATATATTACTTTCCTCTAGTAGAGGTATTGTGAGCCAATGAATGTTATTTTTTTCTGCTGCCGCACAGATAGGATCCAGATTATCCCTCAAGAATATGTCATCAAGAAAGTGATCGCTAACAAGATTGTCAGCACACAGAGAACTAATATTATACTTTTTACAATCCTCAAAGAATATTGGATTATCTTTGAAAGAACGTGAGGTTATAATCCACTCTATGTGGTCAAACCCAAGCTCTTCTGCTATTTTAAATTCCTCTTGCCACCGCCGTGGAAATTCTTGTATATGTCCATCAACTGGGGGTAGAAGCCTGCCCTGTATGAGTCCTATCTTCATTGTATTTCCTCTACCAATTCTATGTATATCCCATTTGGATCCTTACAAAAAGCTACCTTAGCTTTGCCGTCCGGTGACAAATGAGGGCTACTAACAAAGAAAACGCCCTCATTTGATAACTTCTTGTACGTCTCTTCTAAATCATAAACTGTTAATGCAATATGTGTACAACCAAAATTAATAAGCCTAGGTGGGTCACCAAAACTTTTTGGATTATCAAAATACAACAACTCGATCATTGAGCCAGGCCCTAGCGACATCTTTATTGTACGAACGCTAACATTTTTCATACCCAAAAATGTATCAATATAACCGCCCGTTTCTAGTTGATCTTTTTCTATTTTAAATCCCAGCAATTTTGTATAGAAAAATAGGGACTCTTTAACATCCCTTATAACAAGCCCTGTATGTCTAATATTTTTCATTCTACCTCTTAATCGCAGTGCCTAAAAGCATAACTTCTTTGGAAAACCTGACTATCTTGTTTAGTGGATTATTGGTTGTCCATGGCACCCTGTTCCACGGCGAATAAGGGATTGGAAGAAAGCTTATCAGTTTTGGCAAAACTTTAAATAGTTTACTGTTCCATACAAACGGCAATTGGTGAAAATATTCAACTTTCGCCTTATCAAAGCCGGACAAAACAAATGTCTCTTCCAACGATGGTCTAGTAAAAGGAGTAACATGGGTGTGATCAATGTAAAATGGTCCATGATAGGTATGTTCCCAGCTTGGACACATTATAACCGCAACACCATCTTTCTTGAGACTGTTTAGAGCAAAATCAAATAAGGTCGTCGGCTCTCTCATGTGCTCAATTACTGACTTACTAAAGACAAAATCAAATTCTTGGTTGAAAATATTTTCCCCACTCTCAAGATCAATTACCCTAACATCAAAATCATCTCCAAGTCTTTCTATGGTGTCTGGGGATATATCGACTCCAACTACATCAAATCCCAGCTTTGAAAAAGCTTTCAAGAAGTCACCATTACCACAACCAATATCAAGTATCCTACCTGTCTTATGGAAATAATTCTCCAACAAAAACGTAGCAAGCTTCTCTGGGTAATTTCCTTTGTTCGTTTTTGCCTCTTTATATGTTATTTCTAGATACTCTTTGTTTTTTAGAGGGCTATTTTTAGATACCATCCTTTTCAACCTTTTCAATAGCTGCCTCGATAACATCAAAAGCTTCCTTTATTGCTCTCGAAGTTATAGTAAGAGGGGGTCCAAGTTTTATTGACTCTCTTGAGGTTCGAACTGGTAAGACACCGTTTTCAATACAAAGATCAACAACCTTTTCTGCTTGTTCTGTATTTTCTAGTATAATTCCAGCAACCATACCTCGGTAGTAAATCTTATCCACAATTTCATAATCATTAAGTTTGTTACAGCGACTTTCAAACTCGGACACTGTTTTACTAAACTTCTTTTGAAATTTGGAACTTGTCAAAAATTTAATATTCGACAAAGCCGCTGCACAACTTAAGGCGTTACCAGAATGGGTTGAACTGACGTTTGCTTCTGGGTCAATGTCTATTATTTCTCTTCTTCCAAGAACAGCAGACAAAGGCAAAGACGAGGTTATCCCCTTTCCCAGACAAACAAGATCAGGCTGTAAGGTATCCCCATATGTTTGATATCCATACAAAGAACCCATTCTATAAAAACCGGCTTGAACTTCATCAAAACATATTAAACAATTGTTTTTTCTTGCAAAATCTTGCAAATCTTCCAAGTATCCCTTGGGGTACATGCAGGCTCCCCACCCTTGATAGGTCTCTATCACAAATGCTGCTATCTGTGATGGGTCTCCGATCAAAGATGGATCAAAAGTATCGTTATTGTCATATGGAAAATCTATAAAAACAATATCCTCGTCCACGACCCTGGACCATGAAGAGCTTTTCTCGTTACCACACATCAAGTCGCAACTTAAAGCACGACCATGATAACTCCCTCTAAAGCAAACTATTTTTTTCTTATTGTTCTCTTGTCCCCAGATCTTTATAAGCCTATAAGCAGTATCAGTAGCCTCGGTACCAGAGTTCATAAATATTAGCTTATCTAAGTGATCTGGGGATATTGAAATAAGCTCTTTAGCCAATTCAGTTCTGATCTCTGTGTCGTAAGTGTAAGCAAAGAGAACATCTTTATTGAGTTGTTTTTTTATTGCTTTGACAATTTTAGGATTGGAATGGCCAGCATTCGCAACAAAAATACCAGAAGTCATATCTATCCACTTGTTGCCAGAACTATCCCATACGGAGTGTCCGACAGCCTTGAACCACTCAACCTCTGATTGAGGGTATACAGCAATGGTTTCATACCTGTACCTGTCATTGTTGAGAAAGTCAGTTCTCTGGGCTTTATAACCTTTTTTTATTTTTCTATTTTTTGTTTTGATCATTTACTGTTCTGCCAAAAGTAAACTCTGTTTCATCTTTATTTCTAACATTTTGAATTCATACTCTGTATCGACCTCCAGACAGAACTCTGTGACAAAAGGTAAAACTTTTTCACCAAAAGTATTATTCTGTCTAACCATCTCTCTCTTTATAATATCGATATACCCATTTGGATGATACGCCTCGGGGAAAACTTGACGAGGCAGGTTTGTATAATTTTTTTCGCCATTGAAATCCTCAAAAAATCCAGTACAATACCCACTATCATCCAACCTATACATTTTATAAGGCGATTCTGGCAACAAGTGCATAGACCTAATTCCCGAACACTTGCTTTTGTTGTTTGTAAAATATTCTTCTATACAAGCATCGATAATTTTAGTTTCTCGGTTTGGAGTAGTTGGTCTTATGAAGGCTATTTCCTCTAGGTCAATATTATCAAAAAAATGATTTAGAACCTCATTATCTGTCGAAGTATCTTCAGCGTATTCTTGAGGCCTAATAAAGGGCACTGTGGCACCATATTCTTTTGCTACAGACGCTATTTCTTCGTCTTCTGTTGAAACATAAACCTTATCAATCAAACCAGAATCTAGACACACCTTTATAGAATAAGCTATCAAAGGGTGCCCGTTTAGAATCCTAATATTTTTCCTCGGCACTCCCTTTGAGCCACCTCTGGCAGGAATGAGAGCATTTATTTTTTTCATAATGTGTTAGTTTTACGAAGCTTGGATGCTATATTTTTCTCTGTTTCCGTAACTGTCTTAACAGGTGAGCCGATTGATTTCTGAATATCTTTGATATAGTTCATCATTCTCTTGAGACCTGTTACTTCTAGGGAGGCTGCTTGGTCAGATCCGTACATCGATCGATCAAGCGTGATATGTCTTTCCAAGGATGCTGCACCTAATGCAACGGCTGCACAGCTTACTATAATTCCGCTTTCGTGACCACTATAGCCAACGTTACATTTATATCGCTGCCTTAAGGTCTCCATTACACTTAAATTGGCCTCTTCGACAGGCATTGGATAACTGCTATTACAGTGCATCAACTCATATGGACAATGAGCGTTCTCAAAAATGGAAACAGCCTTGTCGATCTCTTCAAGAGTACTCATTCCCGTCGAAATATATGTTTTTCTTCTTTCGGAAGCGATCTCTTCCAAGAGTTCCCGGTGGGTCAACATAGCAGAGGCAACCTTGTTGAACTTAACATTGTATTTCTGCAAAAACTTTTGAGATTGTACATCCCAAGCAGAAGCAGTCCAATCAATGCCCACCTGCTTACAGTATCTATCAATCTCGTCATATTGTTCTTCAGAGAACTCAAGACCATTTTTCTGTTCTCTGTTTGTGGTTCCCCATGGACTCTCTCTATACTTGTCTAGTTCCTCCTTGGAGTACACCACATCAATTGTTCTTTTTTGGAATTTTACTGCATCACAACCAGCCTCAACAGCAGCGTCAATCAATTTCTTTGCAATTTCCATATCCCCGTTGTGATTGATGCCGATTTCGGCGATTACATATGTTTTCATAGCTCCCCCTTTTCAAACGAATCATACCATGAATCGTGATTTAAATTAATAATTTTAGACCCAAGAAGTTCAGCACTCTCTTTAAGAATTTCCATATCATCAAGAAGGTGCTCTCTAAAAACGTATTTCCAGTGACCTAGATTACCAGCATTAACCCCATAGTTTTTTATTTCGCCAGCATATCCAAGTGAATAATCCAAATCTAACCCTGAAACATATATGGGATTGCAGCCCATTATTACAGCGAATGCAACACAAACCAGCCCAACAGTTTGCCCTGGTCCCATATGTTTTGAGTGACCCGAGATTTGTTGAAGTATTTCTTGAAAAGTTTTTTCCGAGATTTCTTCTGGACAACACTTATTGGTTCTAGACCATGATGCCGCATACACTCCATGAATCCTTGCACAATGTTCGTTGACATTTTCATTATCAATATCTGGCTTTTTCCAAATCATCGAATTGTTGCCGTACTCTTTGTATTCAAAATTCTTATGAGTTTCATAGTGTTTTTTAAAGTTTTCTAGAATATTTCGACACTTGTGTCCCTTGAAATGTTTCGAGTCATATGCCATATAATCGCACTTCAAGTTCTTTTCAACAAAGTCAGGTGGAGTAAGATCTACCACGCTGTTATACAATAACGGAACATCATACTTGTTGAAGACATCCATTGGATAATTTCTTTGCTTCCATACACCGCCTCCGGTTATCGAATCTTCAATATTAAACTCACCATTTGACACTACCCAATAGTCAGGCTTAATTTCAAAAAAATCAAACCATTCGTTTGTGGAGATTCTAATGATGTCTCCCGCCTTTTGTTTTTCTTCTATTTTCTTTATATCTTTATTCAGGCTTGGTCCATGCATCGAAACGACACAGGCTTTATCCTTATGTTTGTTGATAATATCATCATATGTTAGTTTCATTTGTTCACCATACAAAATTGGACTTATAATAGTCTACAATTTTCCCAATTTCATCATCAAATCTTTTCTTGGGCTCCCAGCCTAGTGCTCTTATTTTTTCATCGTTTAGGGCATATCTGACATCTTGTCCTTCTCGGACATAAGAATAATCAACGTGCTCTTCCCACAAGACTTCATTTCCAAAATAAGACTCTATTATTTTCCTAGCTGTTTCAGAGTTGTTTTGTTCAAAGTTACCAGCGACATTATAGATCTGATTTACTTCGCCTTTCTCTAGAACAGTAAGGACGGCTTCAGCGGTATCGTCGGCATGAAGCCAATTCCTCACAGGAGTACCATTGTTATGAAGTCTGATTTTTCTGCCTCTGTTGAGGTTTTTTACACTGAGGGGTATCAACTTTTCTGGATACTGATATATTCCATAGTTGTTTGTTGGCCTGACTATCTTATATTCCAATCCATATGTTCTTGACCACGCCATAATCAACAAGTCTGAACAGGCTTTGGCAGCAGAATATGGGTTGCTGGGGTGTAACAAGTCATCCTCTGTATGTTCACCACTCTCTATATCTCCATACACCTCATCTGTGCTAATGTGCAAGAATACGGGTCTTCTGCCACAATTTATTGGCTTAAACCTGATTAAATCTAAAAGGTTTTTTGTTCCAATAATATTAGTGTTAATAAACTCATCGCTGTTGATGATGCTGTTACCAACATGTGATTCTGCTGCAAAGTTCACGACATAATCACAATCATACAAGTTTTTTAGATCTTTTATATCGCACTTTTCAAACGTAAAATTGTCATACTTCTCAAATTCTTCTAACAACTCTTCATTCGCAGCATACGTAATCTTATCAACACCATAAACTCGCCAACCTTTTTGTAGACACTTCCTAGTAAAGTACGAGGGAATAAATCCCAGGCACCCAGTTATATAAACTATTTTTAGATCACTTTTTTGCAAAGAATTCATCGGTGATCTCCTTAATATATTTTACCTTATCTTCTGTTATTCCTATAAAGGTTCCAAGAAAAAACGAATTAACAGTCGCCTTGTAGGCGTTTGGAAAACTAGCCTTGAGGTCATCATATTTTTTAGCATATTCAACGTATGCAGGGTGAAAAAGACAGTTGCCGGCGAAATAGGATCTTGTTTGAATTTTATTTTCTTCAAGATGTCTGACAAAATCTTCTCTGGTAAACCCGGCATCATCTTTTACAGTCAATAAATAACCGAACCAATTGGGGTCAGATTTCTTTGTTTTTTTCGGGAGCATAAAGTAGTCTTCATAGTCCTTAAAGATACCATTAAGGAGTTCGAAATTTTTTCTCCTCGCTGAATCCATGTCCGGCATTTTTTTAATTTGCTCTAGTCCAATGGCTGCCTGAAGTTCCAGTGGCTTCAGGTTGAACCCTATTTCATCAAACACATACCGATGGTCATAGTTTATTCTTTCTTTTCCATTTTTCAACCATGGTTTAAAACGATTTCCGCACGCTGTTCCGGCTGTAACATCTCCAGGCTTCTGTTCATTACAATAACAAGCCCTACCCCAGTCTCTAAAGCTCGCCAAAGCCCTTCTTATTCTAGGATCATCAGTTGCTACAAACCCTCCTTCTCCCATCGTCATATGGTGAGCGGGATAAAAAGAACAAGTTGACATAAGACCAAAAGAGCCCAGCTTTTTTCCATCATAAAATGAACCCAGCGCATCACAAGAATCCTCTAAAAAGATAAGGTTATACTTCTTAACCAAAGCCATCAGACGATCCATGTCTGGCGGGTTACCTAAAACGTGGGCGAATACAATACCTCTGATGTCTTTATCTTTTTTAAGTGCCTCTTCTACTTGATCAAGATTGAGATTAAGGGAGGGAAGATCAACATCCACAAAAACAGGCTCAAAACCTGTTTGTATTATAGGGTTAAGAGTTGTTGGGAAGCAAACCACAGGAGTAATAAATTTACTCCCCTTTGGAAGATGAAACCTCTTCATAAAGCTTTTTTTACTTGTCAAGACCTGTGTCATTATTAGGTTCGCAGAACTTCCAGAGTTTGTTAGCATACCAAAGTTCTTGCCTAGGTGTTCTGGGAATGTCTCCTCAAAATTCCTAGCTTTCTTACCAAACACAAGCCAGCCTTCTAGAATTGTTTTTACTGCCTCTGTAAATTCAACCGAACTAAAGTTTGGACCGGAATAGTTTATCCAGTCACCACGCTTCCAATCTTTTTTCAAAAGATTCTCGTTGGCATACTCTTCAACAAGCGATAAAATTTTCTCTAACTTTTGGTCTTTCATTCAGCAGCCTCTACTATCTGTCTAACTGTTTTGGCGGAAACTTTTTCGCCGTTAACATCAACTATTTTTATTTTCATGTCCCGCTTACATATGTTTATGATTTCCGCAACAACATCCTCTAATGAAATAAGCTCAACTTCACCATACACATCTATATCTTTTCTTGAGTCAAAAAGTTTTGATGGTTTGCCGATAAAAGTTGGCAACCTTATTACAATACCTTTTTCACATTTTGTTAATAGATACGCTTCAGAAAGTTGTTTGTAATAAGTATACCAAGTGTCCTTTTGGGACTTGGTAGATATAAAGACAATTTTCTTGTCGCTGTTTTCGTCTACGTAACTTTTAAACAAACAATACTGCTTTATTTGCTCTGCCTTGGATTTGTCTTTTACTTGCCAAGTGTGGTAAATATGTGCATCACCTGGCAACTCGCTTAATCTTTTCTTAAGCTTTTCGCCTAGTTGTCCACGACCATTAAGAAGAGTGGCCATCCTATTGGTTCCATTTATTTCGCCAGTAGTCTTGTATCTTGTGGTCAAAATTTTCTTGTTGTCTATGCATTACCCAGGTTAGTTGGGTTTCATTCCACCTATAATAATAACCGAGCCACTGTCTGGCTGGGAATATGAAGTGCCCACGATCAGCTATTCTAAAAAAAGAATCATAATCAATTGCACCCAAATACTCTTCTGATTTCCATTTAATTGTTCCCTCTTCGAACAGCGAAGTCTTATAGAAAACCGTAGGGGTATTCACAGGCTGTTTTTGAAAAAGAAGTTCCTTGAAATGATCCAAATCTCTATAAGAATGTGTTAACATTTCTCCCTTTGGGTTACCCTCGTGGTCAACGCCTTTCATTGGGCTTTGAAAAAAGTTTATCTTGTCAGGATTTACTTGAATATATTTCATTACCTTTTCTAGGTAATCTGGTTCTGCATAATCATCGGAACCAAAGATGGTAAAATATTCTCCCGTGCATACTTCTAGTGCTTTCTCGACTGGGTCTTGCCAGGAGTGAGCATATATATTTGGGCAACTTAATACAACAAGGTCGGAATTTTCTCTCTCTAGATCCCTGATAACTTTCATACTGTTGTCTTGACTATCATTATCAACAACAATTACTTCCTTGTTTTCATACGTCTGCTTAAGCGCCGACATTACACATTCTCTAATGTAGTCCTCCCTGTTATAACAGGGGATTATGATTGTTACCTTAAGACTGTCGCTCATGACATCAGAACCTCTAAAACTTTTTCAGGTATTGTTTTTCTTTTTTCTCTCATAACTTGAATAAGGTCTTTGCCTTTTAATTTAAACCACGATTCTGATAACGCACCGACTTTCTTATTGGACAAAACTGTCATTCCAGACATCCTTGCCTCAACGACAACCCTACCAAGGGTCTCTAAAGTCTGTGGGAAAAAAACAAAATATTTGTTGTCAGTTAACCTTGACAAAAACTCACGATAAGGCAATGGTCCAATCAGATCTTCTTCTAGACTATTTTTAAAGCAATATGCTCTAGCAAGTGCTGTGCATTTTATAGGATTGTTGGAATTCCATATTGAGTACTTTTCTCTTTTTTCCTTGTCAGTATATACTTCAATTTCATTGAGTATCTCTAGGCTCCATAGGTTTCCACCCACGGAATGTATATTGTTAAGATTTAGATTTTTAGTTACAACTTCTTTGTGCAGAGCACTTTGACAAAAAACACCTTTTGCTTTTTGATAAAAATCTCGGTTAATAATGTTTTCTGCGGGAGCCTTATAGTCTTTAAAAACAGAGGGGTCTCTAGTTGTTAAATACTTGTGATCATGTTCATAAATTACATATTTACACTTATCCTGCAAGTATTGTTTGCATTCACCAGAGAGAGCTATAAAGTTTGCAATGATAAAATAAGAATCTTTTCTTTCTTCTAAAAAATCAACTGTACACTGACTGCTTTTTAAAACTGTTACCGGAAATTTTAATGCAGTTAGAATGCCAATAAGTTCGTGGTTACTTAATTCTCCGCCACCGTTTATTTCATTAGCATAAAAGTCAGCGATAAAGACTATCTCACTCACTTACTACCACCGAATCACTAAACTGCTCAAACCAGTCTTCCAGTTCACCCATATCTTCTGGTAAAACTTTCGTTACACATTCTACAACTGTTTCAAACATTTTATTTTCTTCCAGCTTGTCTGCAAGAAATTCCGCTAGCCTTTCTGCTTGCCGTTTTTTTGGAAGGTAAACATCATAAGTTTTTCGCAAAGATTTTCTAAAATC